CATCATCCGTACCAGGAAGCCGTTGGGTATTTCGTTGTGGATCTGCACACGCTCACGCATTAATTTCAGGATCTTCTGAAACAACAATTCGTCCGTTTACTGATGGTTCAGCAAACGGTGGTCAGTGTGCATTAGAAAACGTTGTTGGCTCTTCTGTTGTTCTTATGTCAGATGGAGCAAACTGGGTTGTTCTTGGTAACTCAGGTTCTTTGACCATTTCATAATGTCCTTTTTTCGGCATTCATGCTGGAAATCTGATATATATTAATTGTTATGAAGCTACAAGACATTTGTGAAGGAATCATAGCACGGCATAGATATCCAATCATTATGGGAAATGATTTCATTCTCAAATTGATTAAAAACATTGCTGAAAAAGATTTGTTTTCTGACGATCTTTTGGGGGAAATTGATCTAAATCCATTTAATGAAATGGCTGGTTCATTGCACCAAGATACATTTCCAATGATTCATGAGCCTTTTACTGAACCTCTTATTACAGAGCCTCAGATATATTGTGATAATTCAAATTTTGATATTGTTGTTGAAAATACAATTGCTGGTTGGCCAGCTACTTTTGCAGATATCATGACTAGTGTGTCTTAATATAATAAATTTGGTATAATATCTACATGAAACTATCTAACATTTTTGACAAAATAAGAGAAAAATTTGCATGGGAACGTTCAAAGATCCCAGATGAAAGATTTTATTACTTTTTCTGGGACCTTGTCCATTATCACAAAGGCATTACTAACAGGTATACTCGTCCAAAATTTCTTGATTCAAATAAAAATGAACTTGAAGTTAATAAAGACGATATTGTTGATGCATTAGAAGAAGCTATTAGAGAGTTTAGCTTACGACTAATGAAAATTAATTCTAAGCTTTCTCATCCAATTAATCTTAATAACATTAATCGATATGGATGGGAATGGATTATGGGATATGCAAAATTAATAATTTTCCGTGATTATAGCGGAGAATATGAACAAACAAATAAAAAAATTGAAAATCATAAAAACTCTTTATCTGGAATTTTCAAAGATCCAACAAGGATTGGTTATAAAGGAAAATTGCGTTAATCTAGAGTTGTATAAATTTGTGGATTGTTAATTCCATAAGCCTTAACAATCTGTCCGGCGACGGCGTTGGCTTCATCTTCAATATGACCTCCAACGCCGTCTTCATGTACAACCTCAATACGTTCTTCTTCATTTTGCAAGTGGTGTACAAGTTCATGAGCCAAGCTTCTTAGAATATCTGACAGACATCGTCCTCGCCCAACGACTTTGATTCTTTTAGCGTCTGGCCAATATGCTCCATGAGTTCCTTTTGGAATTTGATTTACAATAGAAACGATTGGTATTTCTTGTAATCCAAGGCGTTCTGCACAAAAATCCATAAATGATGAAATCTCTGATTCGATTCCTCGTTTATCATTGATTTGGATTTTTAGCTTTCGCTCTTCAATCATTTCTCGTATTAGTGCACGTAGAAGCATATAATATAACTATTCATCTTTCAAGAGCATTTCCATATTTATTGGTATTATGCCATTTGCTAACGTAGTACGTCCAACACCTTACGGTATTTTTGATTCAGATACTGTTTTTCAAACGTTTGCTGATAATACTGTGACATTTGTTAAAAGGTCGCTTGGAGATGATGTTTTATCTGTAGAACTTACATCCAAAGCAATTTGGGCATGTTTGGAAGAAGCTGTTCTTGCATGGAATGCATATATTCTAGAATTCCAGGCTAAATCTAATTTAGCGAATATTTTAGGTCAGCCAACTGGATCAAATGTTCAAAACCTATACCCCAGAGAAACATTGGAATTTCTTCTTAGACAAGCTGAACCATATGCAATGGCTGCATCTTATTCTGGATATCAAAATGAAGTTTCTGGTTCAATAACATTAGAACCTGGTAGACAAGATTATGATTTAACAACCGAGCTTGTAAATGCAAGTGGAACTCCATTATTTCAACTTCAAGCAACAGGATCTGTTCGACCATTTAGAGTTACGGAAGTATTTCATTTTAGTCCAGCTGTTGCATTTAGGTTTTTTGATAGCACAAGTGCTATAAACTTTTTGAATAATGAATTTAGTTTTGAAAGTTTTACGCCAGAAACTGTGTTTTATGTATTGCCAGTATTTGAAGATTTACTTAGACAAGGACAAATGCAAATGTCCCAACGTGTAAGAAGATCAAATTACAGTTATCGTATTGTTGGTCAAAACTTGAGAATATTTCCACTTCCAAGACCAACATCAAATCCTAGAAAATTGTTTGTAAGAGTTCAATTTGTATCAGATGCATTTGGAACAGCAAGTGGATCATTTCAGGATGATTCAATTTATGGAATTTCCCATCTTGGAAATATTCCATATGAAGATATTCAATTCAATACAATTAATGCTGTTGGAAGACAATGGATTAGAGAATATTGTTTAGCTCTTTGTATGATTACTCTTGGATTTATTAGAGGTAAAGTTAGAAATATTCCTGTGCCAAACACAGATGTTCAACTTAACTACGATGATCTTCTTGAAAGAGGATATGCAGACAAAGAACGTTTAGTTGAGCAGATAAGAGAAATGCTTGAATCTTTAACTTATCAATCTCTTATTGAACGTGAAGCTGATAAAAGTGAAAACTTGACCAGACAACTTCGTGGAATACCAATGCCTAATGGTTGGTTTATAATTCCTGGATAACATAATTAAATTTAATGCCACGCTTATTCGTAACACCCAGAGAAATTGATTTTATCAATGACATTGCTAAAGAAGTGACCAAGGATATTGTTGGTCATAAGATTTATTATTTTCCAATTTCTTTTGATAAAACAAAAGTTCATGATGTTTACGAAGAAGCAATTGAAAAAATTACAGAAGAAACAATTGAAATAAATTGTATTGTTGATTGGCAGCCAGCTGATGTAAAAACAAATAAATTTGGTCAAGATTCTATTTTGGCAATTAAGGTCTATATTCAATCTCGTGACATGATTCAAAAAGGAATTGATTTAAAGGATGGAGATTTTTTTAGTTATGGTAGAGATATCTACGAAATTACTACTGTAAAAACTTTTAGAAATATTTATGGACAGATTGAGTATGATGACGGAATTGAATTAACAGCACGTCAAGTTCGTCGTGATAACTTTGCGGTTAGACCACCTGGACCATTAGAAGAGAGTCACAGTGATGATGATGCTATTCAAGATACATTCCATCAACAAAGAGGCTTCTCAGAGAACAGAGATGGACCTACAGGAGATAGACACGATCTTGTTGATAAGGGTGTTCTTGATGCACCAGATATAGATGAACCTGCTGAAGTTTCAAGAAGAGGAACAACGGGTAATGTTGGCAGCGGATTCTATGGAGAAGGCGATACGCCTAACACAACATCATAATGTTTAATGGTTTTACTTCTCCAAGAACCTCAACATCAACAAACCATTCACCACTACTGTTTTTAGGTTCTTGGTTTTTAAAATGTGTCATCCATTCTTTTAGCTCTGGATCTGATTTTGGATCTGGGGTTCTTGTAGAACCTCTCAGAAGATCTTCTTTTAAATGCATTAAACGAAAATTACCAACAACTTTACCTTGATATTTAGAACCAAGTAAATCAACCATTGAACCAGCAGGATATTTGTTTTCTAATTCTTCTTTTGTTATAATAATAAATAATACAACATTTGAATCGACATAGTTATTAGCGAGATGACCACTCAAAAAGAAATGGCCAATCAACCAATTGGCAACAGGCTTTTATCAGGATATGAGGGAGCAAATGTTCCTGAAGATTTCAAAATTCCATCTGTTGGTATTGAAGATGTAGATAGAGCCATGTTCAATCTTTTTGATAAAAATAATCAAATTTACATTGTAACTCGTGATGATGAATCTATTGAACAATTTGAAAAGAAAGTACCAGTTGTTTTTGCAACTGGTGAAAGATTTGCATTAAGAGAAAGAAGAAACCCAATTCGTGATAAAAGCGGTGCATTAATACTTCCAATTATTTCAATTCGAAGAACTGGAATTAATCAAGCTAAAGAAAACATGGGAAGTGCTATTGGTCAGGATACTGGAGATTTTGTAATTAAAAATAGATTATCTTCTAAAGATCCAAAATTTCAAAATGCCATTAATAGATTGGCATTACAAAATCAGCAAAATGTTGGATCTGAAAGTAATTTACTAAATGCAACAACTCAACAAGGAGCAAATCCTGGTACTTTAGCAACACGAAGAAATGGCTTTTTCAGATCTGAAAAAGGTCTTTTATCTAATGATGTAAGTCAAAATATAACAGAAGTTATTTCAATACCTTTTCCATTGAGATATGTGGTGACCTATGAAGTTGTCTTTTGGACAAGCTTTCAAACTCACATGAATCAAATGATTGAAAAGGTATTAACAAATTATGATGGGCAAGGTCACACATATAAACTAACAACAGAAAAGGGTTATTATTTCGTAGCTTATTTTGATGAAGAAATACAAACCCAAGACAACTTTGATGAATTCACCGATGATGAACGTGTTCATAGATATGCATTTAACGTTCAAGTAACGGCTTATATGTTAGCAAATAGAAATGGTGGAGATATGGTTCCATTTAGGCGCTATCTCTCGGCTCCACAAATTTCTTTTGGTATTTTTGATGGAAATCTTGAATACCCACGCGACGAAGGTACAGCGCCCACCGGTAAGCCTGAAGATTTTATATTGGATGATATTCAAAATTTAGATAACAGAGGAAGACCAATCAAAAGATTGCAGGATATTTTTGAAAGAAGGGTTATTGTAGACCCTTTTTCGGGCGAAAATGAGAGAGCTTTTGTAAGAATAAAACGAAGAAATGCACGAGCTGGGGAGACGACAATAAGTACAAAAAGGCTTCTAGATGTGGAAATTCCATAAAGGAAGCCTTTGTGGCAAAATCGTGTTTTGAATACGTGGTCACTACTTATTTATAGCGTAATCAACCCTCTCTGCGGGTAAGGAGAACACAAAGAATGGTCAAGGCTAAAGAGCAAACATTCAGATCAGCAGGATTTTTCGATCGAGAGATTGATCTCACAGCACGTCAAGAGGGTCCAGTCGGAGTCCCTGCCGGTATTATCGGTACAGCTCAGCGTGGACCAGCATTCGTGCCGGTCACTCTCGGTTCATTCCCAGATTTTGAAACACGTTTTGGAACATTGGAGCCAAAACACCCAGGAGCATATGCTGCTCAAAGATTTTTGGAAAACAGAACTGCATTGTCCTTTATGCGAGTACTTGGCGCTGGAGCCAATGATTCAACAGCAGATATCGAACTAACAAGGCTTACTGGACAAGTAAGAAGTGCTGGTTTTGTTGTGACAGGAACAGTCGCTTCGGATGCCAGACGAATTGGTGCAGTTCAGTTATTGGTGGCAAAGCACGAGATTCAAACAAATGAAACTCTTGGAATGCCAGTCTTTACTGACAACGATAGTTTCGCTGCAACTTCTGCAACAAATGACGCCTTTATTGTTAGAGCAATGCTTTTCAATACTAGTGGTTCAAGATTCTTGATTGCAGACGGAGATGAAGAATTAACAGGATCTCAGCTTGCTGGACCTGTCATTGATGATTTAGCATCTCTTAACTCTAGCAATAATTTCAAGCTTATTTTGAGCAGTGCACTTGGTGCTGATATTTATACAGCTTCTTTGAATCCAAGTTCTGCCAATTATATTGGAAAGATCCTCAATAAGAATCCAGAAAGATTCCCAGAAAAACAACACCTTCTTTATCTTGATTTTGCTGTTGATGATGAAATCGCAACAGTTTCTTCAGATACAAGTTCAATTGCCATTCTTTCTGGTTCGGAACTTACATCATCTAATTCTGGTGATAGAACTATTCCATTCCTTGATGCATTTGGTCACTTTGATACCAGATTCACTGCTGCAAAGACTACAAGCTTTATTTCACAACCTTTCGGTACTACAGAGTTTGATTTGTTTTATTTTGAAGCATTGGATGATGGAGCTTATCCAAATGATAAGTTCAAGATTTCTATTGCTGATTTAAGAGCAAGCACAGATCCAAGTAATCCATTTGGAACATTCACTGTTCAGGTTCGTGCTTGGGATGATACTGACCAAGATCCACAAATCTTGGAAAGATTCCCAGGATGTACTCTTGATCCACGTTCTGACGATTACGTTGGAAAGAGGGTTGGAGATCGCAAGATTAAGTACATGTTTGACGCCGATGCTGACGAAGAGCGTCGTTTGGTCGATGAAGGAAGATACGATAACAAATCTACACGTGTTCGAATTGTTATGAATGAGGCTGTTGAAAGACGACTCGTTCCAGCAAAGGTATTACCATTTGGATTCCGTGGAATGGAAGTTTTGAAAACAAACGATCTTTTGACAGATGCCATCCCAGATGCTGCACAAACTCGTATCGGTGGATCTGGTTCAATCGATCTTCTTTCTGGATCTATTGTTCCTCCACTTCCATATAGGTTCAAGGTAACAAGAGGATCTGTTTCTTCAACAGGCTTTGCTGGAAACCCTGGTGTTTCTGAAGAAACAGATGGTCGTCTTTACTGGGGCGCTAAACTTGAAAGAAACAAAGTTCCTTTGAACAGTAATGCCACCAAAGAGAAAAACAACTTGGCAACAGCTTATTCTAAGATGCATGCATTGCGTGGATTAGATATGCTTGTCACGGGTTCTGAAGCTGATAACTTCAATGAATCAAAGTTTACTCTTGCTCGTGTTGCATTTAGTAATGCCGCTGTATCTGAACTTACCGGTACAGATGTTGAGCATATGCGTGAAGCTGCATATTTGAGAAATGCAACACCAGATCCTTCTGACTATACAGTAACAGATGGTGTTCTTAGTTCTCGCATTACTCTTGGAACATTGATTAATCTAACATCATCTGTTGATTTCAACAGATTCCAAACATTCAATAAGTTTACTAATATTTTGATGGGTGGGTTTGATGGATTGAATATTCTTGATAAGCATGCTTCACGCATGACGGATAAAGGATCTTCAAGTGATACTGGTGGTGGTGCTGCTAGTGCCTATGTCTCACCGGGACTAGCATACAACCCAGCAGGAGTTGGAAAAGAAAATAATGCTGTATTCAGTTATAGAACAGCAGCAAGAATCTTTACTGATCCATTTACTCTTTCTGCAAACGGTGCACGAGTTCCATCTGTAAACATCTTGGCAATACCAGGAATTAAAGATAGTTTCATTACAGATTACACTGCAACAAAAGTAAAAGAATTCGCATTGGCATTATATGTCATGGATATTCCAAGTTACGATGACAGTGGTGTTCGTTTGTTTGGAGATGAAGAATTAGCAAAACCAGATGTTCGTAAAACATCTGAGAATTTTGATAGTAGAGCTATTGATAACAACTATGCTGCCGTTTACTTCCCAGATGTTGCATTAGAAGACAATGTAAACAATAGGGTTGTTGAAGCACCAGCAAGTGTTGCAGCAGTTGCAGCTCTTGGGTTCAACGATAGAGTTGGATTCCCATGGTTTGCACCAGCTGGTTTCAATAGAGGAGCATTGAGTTTTGTTAGAAATCTCGATGTAAGATTAACAAAAGGCGATAGGGACATTTTGCAAGATGCAAGAATTAACCCTATTGCAAACTTCCCAAATACTGGATTTGTCATCTTTGGTCAAAAAGACCTTCAGTTGGCACGTAGTGCTCTTGATAGAGTCAATATTAGAAGACTTCTTATTGAGATTAAGAGAATTGTCTCTGCAATCGCAAGAAATCTTGTATTTGAACAGAATACGCCAGCTACACGTGCGCGCTTTGTAAACTCAGTTGTTCCTCAACTTGGTTTGATTCAGGCACAAGCAGGAATTGAAAGATTTGACGTCATCATGGACGAACGAAACAACAGAACAGAAGATATCGAACAAAATAAATTGAACGGTAGAATCGTTGTTGTTCCAACAAGGGCAGTCGAATTTATTGCAGTAGACTTTGTAGTCACAAATGCAGGTGTAATATTCTAAACGTTTTTTCATGAAGTAAGTATTTAGATTAGGAGAACCCAATGGCAGAATTGACATTCAAGAGCGCGGGAGTTAGTGCAACCGAAATCGACCTAACTGGACCATCAACAACTGGACCAACCGGAACGCCGGCCGGTATTATCGGCACAGCTCAGCGCGGACCAGCTTTCGTACCAGTTACAGTTGGAAATTTGCAAAACTTTGAAGCAACTTTCGGACAAAGTGATGGTGAAAAGTTTGGACCACTTGCAGCAGGCGAGTGGCTCACCAATGCCACAGCATTAACATATCTTCGTGTTCTTGGTGCTGGTACAGGTGAAAGAAGGCTAACAACAGGAAATAATATTGGTTCTGTTGCATCAGCTGGATTCGTGGTTGGAGAACAACAACCACGTGATAGTGGAAACTTTGGAAATAATGGTTATGCTGTTCTTGATGGAGAACTTGGTAGACTTTATTTCCTTGGTTGTTTTATGAGTGAAACTGCTGGGTCTGATATTTTCTCAGCAGCAGGCATTCAAGATGGAGTCAATGCTCACCCAATTATTCGTGGTGTAGTAATGGCTGCATCTGGTGTTATTTTAACACTTTCATCTTCAATGTCAGCATCTGATGCACCAAGCACAACATTGCCGGCACAGGCAGGAGCTGATCACCTTCAAGGTAATCTAACTGGTTCTGTTACTCTTCTTCAAGGAAGTACTGCTTTACAACGGTTTACAATGCTTTTGAATGGACATGAGGGATCAGATGCTGCATATCCAAATGTAGTTACTGCATCTTTTGATTCAACAGCTCCAAACTATTTTGCAAATGTTTTCAATACAGATCCTTTGAAGCTTGAAAAAGCTGGTTATTACCTATACTCTCATTACGATATTCATCCAGCATTGGCTGCTGTAACAGGAACAGGTTTGCTTGCAGCTGCTTCTGGATCCGGAGCTGGTGGTGCAGGAGCAGAAGAGATTGCATTCCTTACTACATCTTCATTAGGACGAAATGCAGGATCACTAACAGTACCAAACTATGAAAACTGGGAGGATCGATACAGTGCTCCAAAGAGTCCATATATCATTTCTCAGAATTTCGGTGGTACTCCAAAGAACTTGTTTAGAGTCCATGGATTGTCTGATGGTGAAAGTGATGCTCAACTTTATAAGCTTTCTATTGAAAATATAGCACCACCCCAGTCAGAAGAAGATCTTTATGGAACATTTGATCTTGTTGTTAGAGATATTGGTGATACAGATGACGATAAAATCGTTCTTGAAAGCTATCGAGGATTGAGCTTCAATCCTTCAGCAGAAAGATTTATTGCAAGAGCAATCGGAGATCAAAACGTATACTTTGACTTTGACAAGAGCACAGCTTCTCAAAAGCTTGTTGTTGATGGAAACTTCCCTAATGTTTCAAGCAGAATTAGGGTTGAAGTTACTGATGAAGTATTGAACGGAGATTTGGAACAAGAGGCATTGCCTGCTGGATTCCGTGGAAAGCTACACCTTGTAACTTCTGGTACAGCTCCATTGACAAACATAACAGCTCATTATCTAAACGGAAGTGATGTACTTAATAGAGCTATTGAGCCTCCAACTCCATTTAGAAAAAGTTTGGCAATTGGCGTTGATCCTAAAAAAGTTACGAATCGCAATCTTTACTGGGGTGTTCATTTTGAAAAGAATATTGATGTAAACGAGCCAAACAAAAGTTCTGAAGTTGAAGAAACTGTAAGAAGCTTTACTCGGTTTATGCCAGATTTTATGACCGTCAATCAAAACATGGTTGTTGGAAATAATGAAGGCACAGCTGATACAGCAGCAAATGGAATCTTAGATGCCGATAGATTCAATAATAACATTTTTAGTCTTGAAAGAATTCAGGTTGTTACTGGTTCTACTGGAAAGGCTGATCTAAAAACTATTGATCAATGGACCTATGTTCGCGAAGGAAATATTGTTGCAAATGCTACAAATAAGACAAGAGCATTAGATTTGTCTACAGATTTGACAGTATTAGGTGTTCGTTCCTTGGCTAAATTCTCTTTGTTTATGCAGGGTGGATTTGATGGAGTCAATGTTTTCAATAAGAACGAATTTGATCTTGATAACAGAGCAGTTACTGAAGAAATGAACTTTACAGCTCGCGGTCAAGACAATGGACCAACAGTAAGAGCTTATCGTAAAGCATTGGATATTATGGGAATAACTTCTGAAGTTGATATCAATGTTCTTGCTGTTCCTGGTATTAGAAATGCTGTTATAACTGATGCTGCAATCACAACGGTTGAAAACAGATTTGATGCCATTTATCTAATGGATATTGAAGAAAGAGATACAGTTAATACTGTTGTTACTTCTTCTCTTCAAGATATCAATGTTCAGAATACGGTCAACTCTTTTGCTGCAAGAGCACTAGACTCAAGCTTCGCTGCGGCATACTTCCCAGATCTTGTTGTTAGAGATCCTGTGAATGACATTAATGTTCGTGTTCCTCCTTCTGTTGGGGTTATTGGAGCTTATGCATTGAATGATGCTGTAGCGTTCCCATGGTTTGCACCAGCAGGATTTACGCGAGGAGCTATGAGCAGAGTTTCTTCTGCTGCTGTCAGACTCAATAGAGAAAACCTTGATGATCTTTATGAGGTTGATATTAACCCAATCATTGCATTCCCTGGTGGACCAGGAGTTACTGTTTGGGGTCAAAAGACACTTCTTGCAGCTCAAAGTGCTCTTGATCGTGTCAATGTCAGAAGACTTCTTCTTGAGCTTCGTCGTCGTGTACGAAGAATCGCTGAAGGATTCTTGTTTGAACCTAATCGTGAAGATACATTGAACAGATTCTCTGCACGAGTGAATCCTGTTCTTAATAGGATTCAAGAACAATCTGGTGTTGATAGATTCAAGGTACAAATTGATACTACAACCACTACTCAAGCGGATATTGAAAATAATACTATCCGTGGTGTGATTTTCATTCAGCCAACAAGAACCGCAGAATTTGTTGCACTTGATTTTGTTGTTACAAATAACGGGGTTCAGGTCTGATCCAAAATTTTAGGCAAAGATATATATATAAGAAATAGGAGAATAGCATGGCAGAAGTACTTGAAGTCCAGGATATGTTAGCGAACACTTTCGAACCAAAAAGAAAGTTTCGTTGGTTCTTAGCTATTGAAGGTATGGATGCATTTCTTTTGAAGAGTGCAGCCAGACCAACAATCCAAACAGAAGAATTCCAAATAAATTACATTAACGCAACAAGATACCTTGCTTCGAAGTACACCTTCGAACCAATTGAAATTTCATTACATGATGCTATTGCGCCATCAGGTGCTCAGCAGGTTATGGAATGGATTCGTTTGGCTCATGAGCATGTTACCCAAAGAGCTGGTTACGCTGACTTTTATAAACGAGACATTCAACTTAAGATGCTTGATCCATTGGGTGCTGTTGTAGAATTGTGGGACATCAAAGGCGCATTCATTCAAAGTTCAAACTATGGAGAATTGGCTTACGATAACATGGAAAGTGCTGATATTACATTAACTGTAAGATTTGACCTCGCGGTGCTTCAATATTAATTGATTATATTAACAATCTACATATGATTTGGCTGTTTGCAACAGGTTGGTTTTACAAAAGATGGTAGACTTGTTGCATATGATTGGTCAAGATTTTAATTAATTTATTGAATTTAACTTGTTTGTTGATATAAGATTGTTGATAGCAAAGCTATTCTTTGCCGGAAATATGGACACCTTTTACAGGTGTCCTTTTTCGTTTAAAGTATTGTTTTTATATTGAATATCTTGTTTTATTTTTTCAAAAATAAAACTTAGAGATTTTGGTTTTTTGGCTATTTCTGGCGGCATAAGATAATACATTGATGTTCCGCAAGAGATGTGTCCTGTTCTAATTGTGTTTTTTTGTGTCATAAATAAAATTTACCACAAATTTGTAATTCATGATATGTACCTTCATCTAATGCTTTAACAAAGCATGGCTGCTGTCCTATTCTATGATTGGACCATCTGAAGGAAATAATAATATATGTCAGATTCAAATGAAGTAGTAACAACAACACCACCAACAAGAGAACAAAATGCTGTTTTCGGTCAACCACAAGCTCCTCTTCTAGTAGATGATGTCCCATTTGAAAGCGTACCGCTTCCATCAAATGGATTGGTCTACCCAGAAAGTTCTAGTCTTCATGGCCGTGAAACTGTTGATATTCGTGTAATGACAGCACGTGAAGAAGATATTCTTACATCACGTGCCCTTATCAAAAAAGGCACAGTTATAACAGAACTTCTTAGAAGTTGTATTATGGACAAGAGTATCGATGTTCAAGACATGATTGCTGGTGATAGAAATGCAATTATGGTAGCATTGAGAATTACTGGGTATGGTGCAGACTATGGTGCAGAAATTCAGTGCAGTTCTTGCGATCACACATATGAAAATGAATTCAATTTAGCATTGCTTCCTTTGAAGCGTCTTGATATTGATCCAGTTAGACCTGGTGAAAATGCATTTGAATTTACTCTTCCTGTTTCTAAAAAGCAAGTTCTTTTCAAGTTCTTGACTGGTAAAGATGAAGAAGATATTAATGTAACACAAGACAGAATGAAAAAACTTGGAAATTTCCAAGACTCATATGTCACAACAAGGCTAAAGCACTCAATTGTTAAAATTGGTGATGTCACTAGTAAGGGAGATATTGCACGATTTGTTGATAAAATGAGAGCTGGTGATAGTCGCGCTTTGCGTCGTTACATTGATAATCATGAGCCTGGGATGATCATGAAACAAGAATCTTCATGCCCAGCTTGTGGACACGAAGAGGAAGTGAGTATGCCCCTTGGCGCGGGCTTTTTTTGGCCTGAATGATAAATCTTTTTATAATCGTGAAATATTTCTCTTAATGTATTATGGAGGATTTACATATCATGAAGCTAAATTCTTGCCAATTAATTTAAGAAGATTTTTTATTAATGAAATTTCTAAAGAATTAAAAAGACAAAATGGAAAAACTCCTGAAGAAGACGCTGATCGGCAAATGTCTAAATCTGAAAAAGAAATGCTAAAATCAAGGCTTATGCAGGCGAATCCAGAGGCATACAGGGCTCCAAAACAAAATATAAATCAAAGTAGAGCACCTCATCACAATCAGCCCGAAGTAAGGGCTTTGCAAAATAAAGAAAGAACCAATATCCCAACAAGACTTATACGTTTTGATGGGCCTTAACAATAAGCTCTTGCCATTTTTTTGATTATGACGATATTTATGGCAAGAGCTTAAATTATTATGGCCGATGCTAGTAATCTTGAAATTCAGCAGCAATTAAACAAATTGCTTTCTGAGCAAAAAAAGATAATGCGTGATACCACGCGATCTTTGCGTGAGCAAGTGGGTTTAGCCAATGAAATGGCTGAAGCACTTAATAAAGCTAATATTGGCCAAGATCTTGTTCAAAAATCACAAAGTTTAAAGCAGTCTCTTATGGGAGCTGCTGAAGAAGCATCTAAATTTACAAAAAATAATCAAGATATGGCATCGGCCGCATCAGGTGCATTACAAGAAACTGATGATGGTTTTGAAGGTCTTCTTGCAACATATGGAAAAGCAACATCTAAAGCAAGTGCCTGGGGTGCTGCTACTGGTGGATTTATTGAGGGAATTACGAAAGGATTCGGTCTTTTAAAGACTGGTCTTTCTGGTGTTCTTTCTTTGGCCGGATCTGTTGTTGAAGGAATGTTTAGTATTGGAAAAGCTATATTAGCAATTCCATTTAAAATATTTAATGCATTTGTAAATGAGGCTAACAGAATGCGTGGCGAGCCATTGTTGGCTAGAGAGTTTGAAGAAACTCGAAAAAGTTTTGGTGATTTTGGTGAAGATTTATCAAAACATGTAATTGGTGGATATAAAAAACTTCGTGGAGAATTGGCTGAAACTGGATTGTCTGTTTATCGAGTTCTTGGATATCGTCATGAGCAATTAAAATTTGTTAGAGAACAGTTTGAGGCATTGGGTCCTGTTGCTCATCAGTTTGGTCAAGAAATAGCATCACAAGCTGAGCACTTTGCTGCATATCAAAAAGGACTAGGTCTTTCTGGTGAAATGATGAAAGGTTTAGCTCAAGCGACCCAGGGAACAGAAGACTCCTTTGAAGAAACACTAAGAACAACAACCAACTTTACAACAAACCTTGGAAAGAGATTTGGAATATCTCAAAAGGTCATTGGACGTGATGTTGGAGAAATGTCTAAAGATTTAAAGACATTTGGCTCTGTTGGTGTTCGACAAATGGGGCAATTGTCTGTCTTTGCTCGTAAGCTTGGCGCTGACTTTAAAGATTTGCTTGGTGTTGTTAATAAATTTGACAACTTTGAAGATGCGGCTGAAAGTGCAGCTCGTTTAGCTCAAGCATTCGGTCTAAACATTGATGCAATGGAAATGATCAATGAGCAAGACCCAGGTGCTCGAATTGAACAATTAAGAAAAGCTTTCTTCCAGACCGGTAAAGATATTACCAAACTTACAAGACAAGAAAGAAATTATCTTGCTGCAACAGCAGGTATTGAAGATCAGGCATTGAACTCTGTCTTTGCATTGCAAAACCAAGGCAAGACATATGATGAAATTTCAGCAGCAGGACAAACAGCCGAACAACAACAAATCACACAAGCTGAAGCTATGCAAAAGCTATCTGATTCCATTGAGAGAATGATTAAAAGTGGTCATCGTGTTGGTGGATTCTTCGATAGATTCATGATGGGATTCAAGCGAGGAATGCGCTGGGCCAAGCCATTCAGAGACGTGATGAGAAATATTCGTAAGAGCTTGTGGGCAGCTGAACGAGCTGGTCGAGCTGTTGGTCGCGCATTTGTTCAAAGCTTCCCTGGTGTGAAGAAATTCCTTGAAGGAATGAAAGACTTTTTTGATCCTAAAAAATTCCGAAGAATGGGTGGAAAAGTTGTTTCTGCATTCAAGACATTCTTTAAAGAGTTGGGTGACCCAAAGACATCAGAAAAAGCCCTTGGAAACTTACTTGGTTCATTGAAGAAAGCATTCTTTGGAATGGCCGGCGAACAACGCGGAGCCATGTCAAACATTATTGACGGATTCAAATCTGCATTCAAAGCAGTTGGTCAAATTATTCTATCTAGCATTAAAGTTGCAATGAAGTATATGAAGAAATTCTTCAAAGCAATAACAAAAGTTATTAAAGGAGAATCCTCTTTTGGTGATGCAATAGAAGAAATGTTCAATGATGGAGTAAATAAAGGTTCTTCATTTATGGGTGATGTTTGGAATATGATCCAAACACAACTGGGACCCGTCACATCCCAGCTTGGAGATGCATTTGTCGAAATGATGGGCGAAGCATGGAAAAAGTTTGAGGACTGGTGGGAAGATATTGATTGGTGGGGTGTATTCAAGAAAGTCATTTCATCTGATGCTGGTAAGGCTTTGGCTGCTGTTATATTTGGACCAACATTTATCAAAGCTGGTATTAGTGGAATTGGAAGTCTACTAACATCACCTGCTGTATTGAGTTCAGTTGGAAAGTTTGCTGCAAGATTTGGCCCAACAGGAGCAGCGGCATTGGCAGCATTTGGTGCAGGTTTTGCATTAGGAAATTGGCTTGAAAAAGAATTCCAAATTTCAGATAAAATTATTGATAAATTTACAAACATCAATCAAAAAATGAATCGAGAAATTCTTGTAGAAACAACAAAGAATTCAAAGATGATTAGAGATGTTCAGATTAAAAACAATATTGAAGTATTGAAAAAGCAAGGCGCTGGACAAAATGTAATCAATGCATTGAAATCTGATGAAGCAAATAGAACTCGTGAGATTGGAAAGCTTCTTAAAAACAATGTTGATCTTTCACTACAAGAAAGAAAAGTATTAATTCAAAACCTTCAAATTGAACAAGATCGTTTGATTAATGAACGTGCAAGAATTAAATTTAAAGAAATGACAAAAGGTAAGCAGGTTCGAGGAATGGGACCTGCTAAAGAAGCAAGAGCTGCCGCAATTGCTGAATTGAAAGCATCTGGACAACTGGAAATGGATCCAGATAAGCTTGGAAAAGAATTGGTTGATCTAACAGAAAAGACAGTTGGAATTGGAAAGAAAGTTGTTGAAAAAGCCAAGAAGCAAACACCTGAATTTTCTACATCAGATTTATTCTTTTCTATTGATAAAGCTGAAAGCTTAGCTCCTAAAAAATTGAAGAACCTTGAAAAAGAAATAAAAGAAGCAAAAAATATTATTTCTAAAAAAGGTGGAATTAGGGACTCAATGGATGAGATTACAAAATCATTCGAAGGATTCGATCAGCAAAAATTCTCAACAACTGCTGATACCATTAGTGCATTGTCAGAAATTCCTTCTGCTCTTGCTGCTATCTCAAAAACACGTTTGGGTGGAAGAGTTATTGAAAAATCTGTAGATGGAACAAAAATGGCTATTTATGCTCTTTCTGATCTTGCGATAGAAGTAGGCCCGGTTGCAAATAAAGCAGGAAAAGATGCAGGAAAAGTTAGTCAAAATGTTGCAAAATTAATTGAAATACCTGAATCTGTTAGACAAATGGCAGAAAGCTATAGCAATGCTTCTGGTGAAATTAGTACGTTTGCAAAAACAAAAAATATTAAAAATCTTCCTATTGTCAAAGGAATATCTAATTTGGTTGAAGCTTCAAATAATATTCGTGGAGAATTGGCTGGCATTAGCGAAGTAAACCTTAAGCCAAAGATTGAAAATCTTGGCAAGGTATTAGGTTTAAAGGGAGCAGATTCTTTAAAGATTGAGCATGAAAACTTCAATGTTAATGTAAATGTTATGGTTGAGCTTGATCCTACTAAACTTACTGACGCAGTTGTAGATACTGGTAGAGTACTTAGAACACCAAAGATGCCAAGGAGATAATAAATGAAACTTGAAGATTTTTATAAAGATGTACATAAAGCACTTTTGGATGATCCAAAATACCAACAAGTTCTAAAATCAATGGATGAAGAAGAACAAAAACAAACCCAGCAGTTTATGAAAAATTTTATGGGATATTGGCAAGAACAAGCTCTTGATCCATTGGTTGAAAGATTGAACAATGATCCAGAATTCAAAAAAGCTTTGTACCAGAAAATGAATGACTTACTACCTAATACAACAAGCAAGGAATAAAGATGGCAAATGTTGACAAAAATACCGAGATTATCTACACCATTAATGGAAGTGGTGCGGGTGGTAAATTCAAAGAAGGCGATGATCTTGAACAAGAAGTTCTTGAAACTTTGTCAACATACTTACATTGCTTATCAAAAGATGGTCGTGATGGAAATAAATTTCAAATAGCACCAGAAATACAAATAAGATCGATTCGTGATGCAAACGGAGATCCTGCACCACTAGATGATAATCTTAATGGTTCAACAAATCCATATGCTCCAACAGCTCAGAATGCTCAACTTCGTGAGGCTTCTAATAGTGGAAAAGTATTTCGTCCATCAATTGGTTCTTTTTTGTCTAAAGGTAAGTCAGATACTTTTATTAAAGATTTGGGAAATGGCTCTACAAATAGAGCTGGCCAAGCAAATGCAACAAAAGAAGAAGGACCAATTTTTGATGCTATCAGAACAGCACTAGATGGAAATAGATTTTCTCCTGGTGCCAATGGACCTTATGTTGGACCTGATAATATTACCACCATTGATCCTACAATTGGAGGTATAGATGATAAAACAAGTCAAGAAATTACTGTTATTGGAAAAACGCAACCATTATTTGGTCGTCATGTAGGGCTTTCTGATTCGAATTCTCCTACTGGTGCTGATATCAAAATGGAAGATTTGAAAAAAATTGGTACTTCATTGATGCTTCGTGCTGCTCGTGAAATCAAAGCAGTTCAAGAAGGAGATCCGTTTGAAGCACCAGAAAGTTTTGCTGTTGGATTAGGTGCTTTGATACCAGGAGCTTCGCAAATTGCATTGTTGAAAGTTGATACAAATCAATTAAAAGCATCTGCTGTTATGGAAGAAAACTTTGGATTACCACCAAAGCCAAAAACAGATACAGAAGGCATTGTTGTTCCTGGTAACAGATCTTGGGGTCATTTAAATACACCACTTGAACCATATGATGGATTTTTGCCAATTGGAATGACAGCATTGGCTTTGGTCTTGACAATCGCCATTAGAGTTCTTGCATTCGCATTTGTTGGTCTTTTGGCATTGGTTGTAAAGCCAAAAGGTTCAGAAGTTCCAAATCGTGGTCCTTTTATAACTGGTGAGTATGGAAAACCAAATCCACCAGGAGCTTTGTTTAGTTTGTCAGCAATTGGAATTAGAGATACTGAAAGAGACTTTTTGGCTATGGTCAATGAAGGTCTAGATATATTCTTTTCTTTTGATGGAGCTGATTTTAGGAGAGTTCTTCGTGAACCTCAGTTTTTTACAATCTTTGTTAGAAACATTATTCGTTCTGGAAATATTGTTGTGAATAGTGTTCGTGATGTTTTTAGTCAGGGACAAAATCCATTAGCAGCAGCTCAAGCATTTATTGGTCTTATAGATGTTTTAAAATCTTCAAAGATTGTTGCTTTTCTAAATATCATGGCCCAGCTTGGAGACAAGGCAGCCGAGGCTCGTGATCAAGGATTTGATCCTCAAGAAAAGAAGAAATCTTCTATTGAAAATCTACCAATCAATCCTGCAACAAATGTAATGAGGATTCGTAATAGTAAAAGCGATCTTCGTTCTGGGATGAGAACTGGTGCGACAATGTCGAAATTCTTATTTCCAACAGAAATATTGAGAGCTTCTGATGTTATTGCAAATATTTCAAGTGCACAAAAATCTTTAGCATCATTGCCATCAGAGCATTTGGCAGAAAGTTATGATCTTGATTCAAGTGGAAGAATATCTGCTGATACTGTTGCTTTTGTAGAATCTCAATTAGATGCGGAATATGTTCCTTTTTATTTTCATGACTTAAGAACGAATGAAATTCTTTCTTTTCATGCATTTTTAGATAATCTTGAAGACAATTATACGCCTCAATATGAAAGCGCAACAGCTTATGGTCGTATCGACAATGTAAGAACATACGTTGCGACAGAAAGAACTATTACATTAAGTTTTAAAATCGTTGCAACATCAAAAGATGATTTTGATTTTATGTGGTGGAAAATCAATAAATTAACAACATTAGTTTATCCATCATGGACAAGGGGTAGACAGGTTGCGGCAGGAGATTCTAAATTTATTCAACCATTTAGTCAAGTGCCAGCAAGTACGCCAGTTATTCGTATGAGAATTGGAGACTTGATTAGATCAAACTTTTCAAAACTTGGATTGGCACGAGTATTTGGTGCCGGACTAAAAGAAGATCAATTCAACCTTGTTGAAACTCTAATGTCAGAAGATTCATTGTTAGAGCAATTGAGATCAAAAATTCATGATACAAGAAATAGGATGATGAGAAATCCTGCTTTCAATGATGCACGTAAGGATGGGTATTTTGCAGGAGAAACAGCTGTTCTTCTACCAAAAAGAACAGGTTATAGCGAAGCTCCAAATGTTTTAGATAGCATTCCTGGTGCAGCAGGTGCAGCAGCATTGTTAGGCCAAACACCAAAGAAAAAATTAACAATAACAGCAAATACAAAAGTAAAGATTCTTGGACCAACACCTGTTCCATTACCTCTTCAGTCAGCTGCTAATATTATTGACTATGGAGAGCATAGAATTGCTTTTTATACAGTTGAAGTTTTGGATGCACAATCTGATGAATTACAAGGAAAGTTTCTTGTAACATATGACGATCTTGTACCTGATGCTGATCAGGTTGTTACATCTGCAACCGCAGGATTGCCATTGCCACCAGAATTGCCAATTCCATTAAGTGCATTGACTCCTCCAAACCCATTTGATCCTGAAAAAAATGTTATTGTCAAGTCATTCCAAACCGTTCAAGGAAAAGGTCTTGGTGGAGTTATTACTGGAATGACATTTACTGATCTCGCATCTCCAAATGTTACTTGGGAAACTTCTGAATTTGGAGCAAGGGCTCCAAAAATGATAAATGTAAATATGACATTTGCAGTAATCCACGATATAGCACCAGGTATTGATGAAAAAGGATTCAATAGATCATTCCAATACCCTGTTGGAAATGCAGTGCGTCATCTTACTGGCGATAATACTATTACAGATTTCAATAGTGGAGAAACAGATTTCAACTCTAATCACCAAGATGCAGCTAGAGGATTGAGAAATTCCAATGCTAAAGGCGGAGGTGGAGCCAAATTTCCTGGTGGACTTTAAGAAATAATAGGAGAACAAATAAATGGCACTTAGAAGATATGCACGAGCAACAGTTCTCGGTGCAAATAAACAATATGGAACTTCTCGCGCTATTCGTACCATTCGTAATGGTATTGAAGCAGGAACGATTAGATATTCTACTCAAAGACTTCTTCAAGGACAAAGATTAGATAGTCTTGCTGGTAGCGTATATGGAAATGGAAGACTATGGTGGGTTATTGCAGCAGCATCAGATATTGGATGGGGATTGCAAGCTCCTCCTGAAACAGTTGTTCGCATACCTAATCTTGGAGATGTAACTGCACTTATTGGATAACTTATGCCACAAACTAAATTAGATGATGCGGTTAATGCATTGAGAAAATGGTTTTTACTTTTTTCTCTTGAAGAATTTGTTGCTGGTGATTTGTCTAGAACATTATTTCCACAGGCCGGAGCTGGGGTTGTCAGTTCTCTTGAGCCTGACAACGAAGCTATTGGAGTAAATATTGGAGGTGCTGTGGTTCAACCTGGTGGTAAAACTTCTGCAACTATCCAAGCTCTAGCAAGTATTATTGTAAATTCACAACGCGGTGGATATACATCACCAGTTCTTATTCAAAAAATAAATGATATATTTGTTGATTTTCAACTAGCTGGTTTGGCAAAACCTTCTGCATCATCTCAGTTAACCGATCTTTTAGATGTTATTACTCCATTTTATGAGACATCAGTTATTTCTGACAGCAAGGTAAACACATCTTTAGGGTCTCTGGTTTCGATTACTGATGTCCTTGGAGATTTGTCTCCAAAAGATAGTGGGATCAATAGCAACCCAAAAGCCCCATCAAAAGATTCCCCTACGGTTTCTATGATTTTCAACAAGACAACACAGATTGCATTATCAAATAAAAATGGAAATGCATTGAGCATATTCTTTAATGCTATCCCAACAATGGAATGGAGTCGCGCTATTCCATTTATTGAAATTAAATTTCAATATCAAAGACCATCTGTCTCAACTGACAATAGAGCGGTTACGCCTTCTGTTGTAAGGTTTTTAAATGGTGCTGCTCAATTGTCTCCGTCGTCAAACTTGCCTGGTGGAGCAGCGGCAGCAGCTGCGACTTTGCCTGGAGGGACTGGTGATACTTTTAATCTAAAATTACAAACAGCAGTGTCTATCGATAATGACTTTGCACTAACAGGAGATGCAAACCCAGACGGGATTGGAGAAAGTGGAACAGAACTATTTTTGCTTCCTCAAACTTTGATTAATGCAGATCAAAGTAATTCTGAAGAAAACAGAGTTACTCCTGTTGTTGATGTTTTTAGACCATTGGCCTCATTGAGAAAGTTTGAAGTTGATGTAAGTCAGGCTGCTGGTATGATTGCTTATAGAACAGCTAAACTTTCTTTTACTCTTCATGACCGATCAAGACTTCATGAAATTGCTGACTTTATTAAGGCAGGATTATACAATAAAACAGAAATGCTTATAGAGTGGGGATGGGAACATCCTGACAAGTCTGGTGATAATGTATTTGCTGATTTTATTAATGGATTAAAAGTAAAAGAAAAATATCAGATTAGCAATTATGATTTAAGAATGAAAACCAATGGTGAAGTTGATATTGATCTTTCTATTTTCACTAAAGGTGGTGTTGATCTTTATACAAGCAAAATTGCTGATTCTGATGACACAATTGAACCACAAGAACTTGTCCGCCAACTTCAGGAAAGAATTTCTCAATTAAGACAAAGGATTTTTAAGCAAGATCAAAATTTTGTTGAAGAAGTTCGTGGTCAACAAATCTTGAGTACAGCTGGTGATAACAATGCAAGCATTTCTTTAAAACCAGAATTAAGAAGAGAACTTAGAAAAACATTATCACAACTTAGTAGCAACCCAGCTGAAAGTGCAAAAGAACTCAGAAAAGCTTTGGAAGACTTGTATGGCAAAGATGGTACAAATGGTGCCGCACGTGAACTAATCACAACTATTGCTGATCGTATTGATAAAAAGATTCAAATTATCAAAGGTCGTCCTGTTATCATGGGAGGAACTAAAACTCCTGATCCATACTTGAATCCAAAAACATATACTCCACTTAAAAATGATGCATATGTTAGTTTGGCAAAACTTCTTTTAATATTTGTTATTCAACCATTAGCTCTTACAAAAAAGTTTGATGATATTCAAGTAATTTTCTACAACATGAATGATCATGCTGGGTTTGGTGCTAACCAAAATCTCGGTAGTTTTCCTATTGAAATTGGAAATTTTCAAAAGAACTTTAAAAAACTTGGAACACAAAGAAGAACACCAAATATTGCGTTACAAGAATTTATTAGATTTATTAGTAATCGATATCTTGAAGACATATCGAATCCTCTTTATGGATTAAGAGATTTTTATAGATATGAACCAGATAAAGAAACAGGTAAGAGGAATATTCCTGTTAAGAAGTTTAAAAACAATCCAACAGCACTAAATGGTGCAATTGAAGACAGAATGATAGAAGCAGGTATTCCTGATGGAATATTTAAGCTTCCTCAAGTTGATTTCTATGTGGAGTGCGTGCCAGCAGCTCCTGATGGCGAAGGTGAAGCTGAAAATATTTTTGAAAGCTTGACTATTCTTAGAATTCATGTTTTTGATAAATTGGCAACATCATATGAAGGGCAGCAAGCATTTCTTGAAGCACAAAGACGAAATTCTATTAGATCTCTTGGAAATATTCCACATAGCAGAGATAATGAAGACAAATTCAAAAGTTCAGTCAAAGACATTGTAACAAGGGCGGAAGAATCAAACTTGATTGAAGTTATCAGAAAAGATTCTGATTCTGTTGTTAAATTCAAAGGTGGTCCTAGAGAAATAAAAAACTTTATTGCTCAAACAATGCCAACAATGTTTTTTGGAGTCAATAATACATCAGTTTTAGATGCAGGATTAAAAACTCTTCAAGATCAAAAGCTTACAACAATCAATATGATTAATGCTGGTGATAAGGGAGATTTGACACCAAATGGTGGTGCAACAAATGGTTTACCAATAAGACTATTCCCAGCTCAAATGAATATGAGATTATTTGGATGTCCTATTATGGAATTTACGCAAAGTATTTTTTGTGATTTTGGAACAGGAACTTCTTTTGATAACATTTATGCTGCAACTAAAATTCAACATAGTTTAGAGCCAGGAAAATTTTATACTAGTGTTCTTATGACACCGTTGGATGCTTATGGTCAATATCAGAGTGCTGTACAAAAAGTTGGAGATGCAATTGCAATTCTTTCAGAATTTGATGGAACTAACGATATTGGTCAAATTGGTGGCTTGTGATGCTATGATCTGTTCGTGGATTTTGTCATCCATTCTGAACTAATTGGTTCCAAACAACATTTGTCTTCAGAAGGGTTGTGGATTGACGATCTTTCTGAATGCAAGTGGGTTGTTGGAAAATCGTCACCAGAAAAAAATCTTTTAACAGCATTGATGCTTTCTGGAAAAAAAGTTGAAATAGAGCCACCGAAGTTATTTTCTAAAATTATGAATAACTTTGCTTTTAGAGAAAATGTTCCATGGCAGATGATAATGCCAGAGAAAGCATATCGTGAATGGGTCACAGAGGTCATAGAAAAAGTTTCTAAGGCTTTTAGTTGTGTTGACCTATCGTACCATGAAAATGTATTTAAAAAGTCTTGTGAAGTTTTAGAGGCTCTTCGGCCTATGAAGATTCATGGAAAAAAATGGGATTATTTAGCTTCACATGACATTCAAGGAGTAAGTCTTGATGTTATTGACAGTTTTGAACCATATGAAGATGGGTTTGCTGATGAATTGAAGTATTCAATGACATCAACTACAACTGGTCGTTTAATAGTGAAGTCTGGTCCTGAGATTCTTCGTTTAAACAAGGAACTAAAAACTATAATAAAAAGCAGGTTCAAAGGTGGAAAGATTATTCAGTTTGATTATGTTTCATTGGAACCTCGTTTGGCTTTGGTTTTAGCGGGACATGGTGTATCTGATGATATTTATACCGATATTAATCAAATGGTTTTTGATGGAAAGTTTTCTCGTGATGTTGTAAAAGTTTCAACATTATCTGTAATGTATGGAGCTGGTGCTAGTTCTCTTGAAGAAAAAACAGGATTCACCATCAAGGAATGTAAGGCCATTATCAAAGAACTAAAAGAGTTTTTTGGTATTTATGAAATGGCGAAAAAGCTTACGAAAGAATATAGAAGTAAAAAATATATTAGAAATCATTTTGGAAGAGCAATTTATCCTGATTCAGGTGCTGGTCACAAACTTTATAACAACTTTATTCAAAGTTCTGCTATTGATTGTGCAATGCTTGGTTTTTGGAATATTATTCAACTTTGGAAAAATAATGATGTTGTTCCAATATTTGTTATTCATGACAATTTGGGTTTAGATTTTCATCCTTCTTTATTAACGAATGAGAATATTGAAAAAACTAAAGATGTTGGTGCTAAAATTCCAAACTTGTGTGGCAAACTTTTACTTGGTCATGATAAGATTTAGGCTATGGAAACCGATCTAATTGAAAAGAATTGGGAAACCTTCTGTAATTTGGCAGAGAGTGGTACTGATCAAAAAGAATCTATTACTAATCTTTTGGATACACTTGGTGAAAGATTGGCTGCTTGTCCGTCAAATACAAAAAGTGATCCTGGCTCTCTTATTGATTTTAACTTGAAAGTATTAAAAGCATGTGCAAGTCTAAATAAAAAGTTTGATCTTGGACTTAGTAAAGAATCTATGGTTCTTTGTTGCTTGTTTAGGAATCTTGGTCTTGTTGGTGATTTAGAGACAGATTTATTTATACCTGAAGACAAGTGGCATCAAGAAAAAGGAATGTTTTTCAAATATAATCAGGACTTGCAATTTATGAAGCCATTTGATAGAACTGTTTGGTTATTTAATCATTTCGGCATCAAATTGTCCCAGGATGAATTTTTGGCATTTTTATCAGGTTCTGGCAATAATGACAATTATAAGTTTGGTGAAGTTCCACTTGCATTTGCAGTATATGCCGCAGTGAGATTTGTTGGATTCAAAGAAGATGAAACTAAAGAACAATAGAAAACCAAAGTCAGGAAAAAAAGTAAAAACTCCTTCAGTAAATATTGGAAATGATATGAAGGAGATTATGGAACAATGGCAAGAGCAACAGCGCAAAGAGCAAGAAGAACTCGCAGCTCAGACTTGGCCAACATGGCTATTACCAGAAGATTTTGAAAAATGGTATGTATACGAACAAGAGTGGAGACGTGATCTTGGGTACATACCATTGCCAAATCCCCCATCTGATGTAATAAATCAAATTTTAAAGAAATAAATGAATTTCAAAACACCCAGTAAAATGGGTGTTTTTTTATATTTATCAGTATGAAAATTGATGAACTTACAAGATATAGAAAAGAAAAAGGTGAAAAATATGATATTTATCACTCTTTAAAGAATGTTGCGAAAGATCCCTATGCTTTTGTTCATTTTTCAGATCTTGATAAATTAGGCATAAATCCTAAAAGTTCATTCAATACTCCTATTGGAATATATGGATATCCTCTTGAGGTATTTGATATTGAAGATATCATTAATGGAAATGTTCCATTTGCTGGTGATCGTCATTATATTCATATATTTTCTATAAAGCCCGAATATAGAGATTCTGTTGTATTTTTGTCTAGAGATGGGAGTGCAATAAATGATGATTCAGATAAAGAATATGAAAATCGTGCCCGAGCGATTCAAGACGAAGCAGAGGTTGCACAGCAAGAACTTGCAGATAAGAATAAAAAGATTTATCAAGACATAGAAGTGGCTATAAATGATTTCATTGATATTTTAGAAAGAAGTGAAGATAAAAATCATAAAATAATAGGAAGTATTATTGGCTCAAATTACAAAAATCATAATTTTGCTATAGAAATGATTAAATCCGTAGCTGCCGATAAAGAGAATAGAACAACAGAACAAGTCAGATCAGCACGAAAACTTCTTGATTTTATAATTATTGCACAAGATGAAATGGGAAAAAATCTTAAGAAAAGGATGAGTTTTCTTGATCAAAGGGCTGCTATTGCATCAAGTGACCACAGGACTCGTTTTGGAGAGTATTGGAATGCAACAAGGCTTAAGAATAGAAAAAATCCACAAAAATGGGCAAAAACGCTTGTTGGTGATGGGATTGTTGGTGTAGTAGATTATGGTTCTGGTATTATTCATTCAAATGAGCCAACCCAGGCTGTGTTTTTTTCAAAGAAGTTTATTAATCATATTGGGACAGTTCCAAATAAAAACAAATTGGCTTCCATGAATGAAGGTGTTGGTCCGTTTTCTACAACTCCACATAGTACACATTTGCAGTCAAGAACGCCAAAACCATGGCCAAGGGGTGGTCAATCTGGGGATCCAAATCAAGCTCCAACAATGACTGCTTCTCGTCTAATGCAGCAAACATCAACAGATGATGATATTAAGTATTGGATGGGAGATCCAGACGATCCTGATGATGTTGGAGCTACATTCAATCCTCCATTTGATCATGTTCCACGTTATTATTCAAATTACAATGCCGCTTCCAAATATTGGGATAGTTCTCCTGCTCAACTTGGAGAAGATGAAGAATATTTATTCAATATGAAAGACTTAATTGAATCAACAAAAAAAGAAATAGATGAGATTGAAGATTTATTGAATAAATTTACTTTAGATGAATTTTCTTCAATTGGAGGCGGTGCAGTTCGTGGTCATATTGGTCCTTTAGGATCTGATAACAGAAGCCCATATTTGAAAAGTGACAAAAAGAAAAAAAAGAAGAAAAAACATTATGAGCCAACTATGCGAGCATTTGGCGGAGCTTCAGAAGTGTAATGTTAAATGAAACAATAAAGTTAATTTTGCAAGAATTTTTTGATCAAAAAATTAATTGCATAGGATTGATAACAGCTCAAAACCCACAAGAACAGCAACAAGATTCCAAATACAATGAATCTGCAAATGATAAATTGCTTGCTGATCTGCAAGGAATGGGATATGAACCTTTTCCAACATTTTATTATGGTGAAAGTGGGTTTTTAGTTCCAAATATTTCAAAGAGTTCATTAATTGGTCTTGGAAAAAAGTACAATCAGCGTGCCGTTATTTGGGGACAAAAAGTACCTGAAGACAGGAATGGACTTAGTTTTGAATGGAATTATTTGGAAGATGGAAAAATAAGAAATCAAAAAACATCAGGACATCCATTTGTTGTTCCTGAATTTAGTTGATATTTTTCCATGTTTTATTATTTCTAATATTATAAATTGCTCTTAAAGATACATTGTATATATTTGAAATACTTTTATTATCATAACCATTTTTTATTAAGTCCTTGATTTTTATAACATCTTTTATTGTTAATTTTCTTTTTGTTTTTTTATCAAGAAGATTTTTATATTTTTTTGTTATGTGTGTCCATGTTTTGCCTGATTTAATTAGACTAACAGTGTCTTCACTAACATTAAAAGATTTTGCTATGTCTTTAATTGGTTCATTAGACAATATTGAAAAAATAATATTTTCAACATCTTTGTTTTTTAAATTTGTATTGGAATTGTTTTCTCCTATGTGAGATTGAGACATTTTCTGTTTTGTTTCTTTTGAGTGTTTTTTACCCCACCATATAGAATCTTTTCCTCTTGTTGTGTTTCCTCCTTTTTTTATGTTATATCCATTTGGAACTTCAGACTTATATTGCTCAATCCAAAATTTTTCTTTTTCATCAAGTTTAGAAATTTTACATGTTTCAATTTCATCTATGAAAAAATTGTCTTTTCCATATTTTTTTATGGCATTGCATATTGGATAATTTTTATGTTTTGACTGATGAACATGTGAATACCATCTTTTTATTATTGGTCTAATTGTTTGTCCTATGTAAACTTTTTTATTTATTTTATTTGTAAGAGAGTAAATAATTCCATTTCGTTCCATGTAAAACAATATATAAAATTTCAACAAAATTGAAATGGTATATCATAAAGCAATTAGAATTATTTTCTAAGTTATTGATATTATTGAAGAAAATCTTGTCAACTTTTTCAACAAACAAGTGATTACGTGATATAAAATATTAGTACTCAGAAGGTCACCATGATCGAAAGGCCAAGAGTACTTTTTGAGATCTCACAAACAACCACAGTGATTGAAAGGTTGAGAGGATATAATGGCAAAATTAAATCTAACAAAACTTAAAGACAAGGTCGCTCAATTAAAGGGCGAAAAACCGGCAAGCAGCCGCAAGTCAATTTTCTGGACTCCACAACTCCCAAAGGGAGATACAAGTGCAGAATATCAGGTCTTCTTACTTCCATGGCCAGACCTTGAGGATTACCCATTCAAGGAAAGATGGTTTTACTATAGTCTTGGAAATATGAAAGATGCTGAGGGCAATAGTATGAAAGACGAAAATGGTCGTTACATCAAGGCTCCATTGACGCTTAAGCAGTTTGGAGAAGCTGATCCGGTTGATGATCTTATTCGCCAGTTATGGGACACAGAAGGAAAAGAAGATGAAGAAGCAAAGCAGGATCGTGAAGATGCGAAGAAGCTTTTTGCATCTCAGACAGTTTATGTTCCTGTTATTGTAAAAGGAGAAGAGTCTCTTGGTGTTCGTATTTGGAAATTTAGTTCCAAGAAAGTTTATGAACGACTTATTGAACTTTTCATGAAAGATCGTATTGGAGTCCTTAACGATCCGGAAAATGATATTTGGTTGACCGTTAAGGTTGTAGAAGAACCAAAGAAGCCATTCCCATTAAATAAAACCATTGGTTCTATTGATTTGGAATTGCTTGATCGTGCACCTTTGTCTGAGGACAAAGACCAAATTGAAAAATGGGTTGGTAGTGTACCAGATTTGGATGAAGCACTCAAATATCAGCGTTATACTTCAGAAGGTTTAAAGAAATTGTTGCTTATGTGGGCTGATTCAGGTGCAACAGAAAAAAACCTTTCCGAAAGTGATGGAACAGAAGGTGCAAAGTCTGAATCAAAATCAAAATCAAAGCGTGGTCGCCCAAAGAAAGAAAAGTCAGAAGAGCCAAAAAACAAAGAAGAAGCTCTAAAAGAACTTGATGATTTCATGAGTGATGACGACGATGACGATGATGACGACGAATAAAAACAAAAAATAAACAAGCCTGAGAGCGGGGTATAATATTCCCATAGGCAAAGACAGGGACGGTAACTCTCGCCTCCCTGTTTTTTTATAGGAGAACATAATGGCCAAAAGTAAAGACAACGACCAAAAAGACATTAAAGCATTTTCAAATAAAATGATTGAAAACCTAAACGCAAAACTTGGCGGAAAAGGTGGCAAAATTTTCTATAACTTGGGACAAGACAAAGAAGACCCAGCTAAAATTAAAAGATGGTATTCAACACATTCAATGACATTAGATTGGATTTGTGGAGCTGAAAATAAAGGAATGCCAGGTGGAAGATTGGTAGAGGTATTCGGTCCAGAATCTATTGGTAAATCTCACATTTGTTATCAAATGGCAAGATGGGTTCAAGAACATGGTGGTATTTCTTTATATATCGATACAGAACTTGCAACATCTGTTCCAAACCTTATGGATCTTGGTGTTGATGTTGGGGAAAGATTTATTTATGCAAAAGTAGACTCTATTGAAGGTGCATTTGAGGCAGCAGAAGAATTTCTTAAAGAAGTCGCACCATTAGGGCAAGATGTGCCAATTGCTGTTTTCTGGGATTCTATTGGAGGAATCGGTTCTCGAATTGAAAGAGACATGTCATTTGATGACATTCAGCGCCCTGGTCTTAATGCTAAACAAATTACATTTGGCCTTAGAAAAATAATGCCAGCAATCAACGAAGCGGCAGCATTGTTTGTTCTTGTTAATCAAGAATATGATATTCTAAATGCTCAAAAATTTGATGCGAAGAAAAAAGAAACCAAAGGTGGAAAAATGATCAAGTATGGATCTTCTGTTCGTCTTGGAATAGCAAAAGTTACAGATGTTTATCCTGATGAAATGGATAAAAAACAGGCTTATGCAAAAGGTATTCTTCCATGCGGAATTCGTGTTCGTGCAAGAACATATAAGAACAAAGTTGCTGCTCCATTTCGTTCTGCTGAAATTGATATTATTTTTGGAGTTGGAATTAAAGAGCATTCAGCTATATGGGATATGTTCAATAATGAAAAAGAGATTCATGTTCTTGATAAAATTTATAGATTCAGCTCTTCTCAATGGAAAAAGATTACTATTGTTGATGCGGCAACAGGAAAAGATTTAGAAGAAATTAAATTTAGAAAAAAAGAAACTGAAGAAATGCTTATGGAAAAGCACAGAGACATAACTCAAGCATGCTTTGATAGTGTTATGGGTAGAGTCATGCAGAGAAACAATTCAGAATTCAATGAATATGATCCTGAACTTGATGGATCATTGTCTGCAAGTGAAAAAGAAATAATGGGAGATATTGAATAAAAATGAGAAAAAGATATGCTACATCATTAGGATTAATAAAATCACACCCAGATGCAAAACTTCCAACACAAAGTATGGATGATGTTGGTTTTGACGTGTATTCTGTAGAAGATGTTTCTATAGAAAATGGAAATGTCGGAAAAGTAAATACCGGATTACAGTATGCAACCAGACCTTATTTTCCAGAAAGCCTTCATATGGTTGCATCTTCTGGTACGTATGCTTATGATGATAGGTGGTCTTTTGAAACAAAAGTAGAAGGACGTTCTGGGCTTGCTTCAAAATTTATTTTTCCTATTGGTGGAATAATTGATCCAAGTTATCGTGGTGATTTTGTAATCATTCTTGCGAATCATAGTGGTGAAACATTTAATGTAAAAAAAGGTGACAAAATTGCACAGCTTGTTTTACGTCCTGTTCTTGCCAATACCGAAAATCATCATGTTGAATTTGTGTTTAGAGAAAGTCAAGATACAACTGAACGTGGTACTAAAGGATTTGGGTCGTCTGGGGTTTAGTAATGGTTGAAAAAAATAAAAAAATTAGAAAGCCTAAAAAACCAACAGAACCTAAAAAACCATTAATGCCATCAAAATTTATTGATAGATTTGAGATTTTAGAAAGTTGTTCTTATATGGATGATGAAACTGTTCATATAAATTTTTCTGATATTTTAGAAAAATTATCAGAAGGATATGATCTAAATGATGTAAAAATAAAAATATGGAATAATAAAAAAGAGTCATACAGCTACAATTGTTGTTGTAGTAGCTATTCATCTGAGTCAGGATTTCAAATTTATTATAAAATTTCTGCTCTGAACCCAGATTATGAAAAAAATTTGGAAAAATATAATAAAGAATATCTTCTATATGAAGAAAAAATGAAAAAATATCGATCTATAAAAGCAGAATATGATAATCAAAAGAAATTTTATGATGCTCAGCAAAAAGTAAAAGAAGTAAGTCGATTGAAAAAAGAAGTTGAAAAAATGGAAAAAGATAAGAAAAAATTATCTTCCATGCTTGAGAAATTGCAGAAAGAGATTGAATAATGGAACGACCAATAATGTTGATAGATTCTATGAATCTATTTATTAGAAACTATATGGCTAATCCTCAAATGGATAAAAATGGAAATTTAATTGGTGGAGCCATTGGTTATCTAAAAAGTTTGGCTTCGCTTGTCAAAAAGCACTCTCCTAAAAAAGTTTATATCATTTGGGAGACGGGTGGCAGTCCACGTAGATTAAAACTCTACCCAGAATATAAAAATAGAAGCAGACCCACTAGAACGAATCGAACATATGGAGATGCCATACCTGACACGGATGAAAATGAAGCGTATCAAAAACAAGTTGTTTTAAACTTGTTACAGCATCTTCCTGTTTCACAAATTCATGTAGAAAACTGTGAAGCTGATGATATAATCGCATATCTTTGTAAATCAATATATTCTGATCGTCAGAAAATTATTGTTTCTTCTGATAAAGATTTTTATCAACTTCTTGATGAAAATACAAAGATTTATCGTCCTGGAAAGAAATTATTCTATAAAGAAAAAGACATGCTTGAAGAATACAAAATCACACCAGAAAATTTTGTAGTAGCTAAAGCAATGAATGGAGATCCAAGTGATAACATTCCTGGGGTTGAGCGTGTTGGATTTAAAACTCTTGCTAAGAGATTTGTATTGAATGAAGGAAAAGTATCGATTGATGAGATCTTGAACAAAGCAAAAACACACGTTATGGAAGATAAAAAGCCCCTAGTCATGTTCGAGAATATAGCCAAGAGCGAGGATCTAATCCGAAGAAATGTGGAATTAATGGACTTGAATGATAAATTGCTAACAGCAAATCAAGTCCAAGCAGTGAATCGGATTGTTAGGGAGTTTAAGCCTCAGTACAATAAGATCAAATTTTGGAGAACCTATTTAGATCTTGAACTTGATGGACTGGATGTTGAGAATCTTTGCAACTGCTTTCATTTCCTTATCCATACCGCTTGAATGGGAGAAAAATAATACATGATTGACAATGACTCATTAATTAATGGGGCAAAACAGCCTTCATTCTCTGATTACGGAGAAGAGTTTCAAGAAAGAATAATTCAAGCTCTATTAACAGATTTTTCTTGGGCTGAACAAATGCACGAAATTATTCGTGTTGAATATTTCGAACTTGAACATTTTCAATACCTTGTAAAAAGATATTATGATTATTATGGAAAGTGGAGAACATTTCCAACAATTGCTATTTTGGCAAACGTTTTAAAAGATAGTCTCAAAAAAGATGTTGGTTTTGATGATATAATCCTTCAAAAGATTGTTCCACTTCTAAAAAAGATTAAAAAAAGCCCAGATCTAAGAGACTTACCTTACGTAAAAGAGAAGGCATTAGATTTTTGTAAAAAACAAGCAATGAAAGAGGCTTTGTATCGTTCGACAGAGCTTATTCTTGAGGACAAACACACAGAAGTTCTTGATATTATGAAAAAGGCATTGGTTGCAGGAGAAGAAACTTCTTGCGGTCATGATTTCGAAGAAGACAGAGAAGCTCGATTTACTGACGTTCAACGAGATCCGATTCCAACAGGCATACACCAGTTAGATCAAAAAGATGTTTTGAATGGTGGACTAGGCAGAGGTGAGCTTGGAATTTTTGTTGCAGCGCCTTCTGTTGGTAAATCTCATTGGCTTGTCCAAGTTGGGGCAGCAGCATTGAAAGCTGGCTTTAATGTTCTTCATTATACATTGGAAATGGGCGAAGCTGAAGTTGGTCGTCGTTATGACGGATGGTTTACTGGTATCAATAACAGAGATATTATCAATAATAGAGATACTGTAAATCGTTGGTACGAAGAAAAAGGTCAAAGCCTTGGTAAATTAATGATCAAGGAATACCCAAGTAGCACCGTAACAACAAATACATTTAGAGCTCATATTCAAAAGCTCATGACAAAAAAGAACTTTTATCCTGATATAGTCATTGTTGATTATGCTGATGAAATGTGTTCAATAAAGAAATTTGATAGTTCAGCTTCACGTCATGAGTTCAAGGCAATCTATCGTGATCTAAGAAACTTAGGTCGAGAAATGTCACCAAAGTTTGCTGTTTGGTCAGCTTCACAAAGTAACCGCGAAGGTTCTTCTGCTGATATCGTAACTGGTGAAAACATGAGCGAATCATTTCGCAAGCTGGACGTCCCAGATTTTGTTTTCACAGGAGCAGTTAGACCTGACCAGAAAGCTACTGGTGCCATGAAGGGATTTACTGCAAAAAATCGTAATGGTCGTGATGGAGACATTTTGCCAATGTTTGTCAACAAAACAACGTCCCGGTTTGAGGTCATTTCTGAAGAAAAATTTGCAGAACTTGTGGTATCTGAAAAAGATAAGGAAAATAATTTAAAAAGCAAAGTTGGAAAAATGTTGAGAAACTTTGATGACTAGTTTCCATATGTAGTTTTTACATAACCCGCCACACCACAATATATTGCGACAAGTCGTAATCTTTAAATGTCTGGAGATTGTGATAATGAAATTTTATACCCGTGAACAAGCATTAGAAAAATCAATAAACTATTTCAATGGCGATACACTCGCTGCTGATGTATTCGTAAAAAAATATGCATTATCTGATGGAGAGAAGTTTTATGAACAAACTCCAGATGAAATGCATAAAAGACTAGCAAAAGAATTTGCTAGAATTGAAGAAAATTATCCAAATCCAATGACAGAAGATGAAATTTTTAGTCTTTTGGATAGGTTTCAGTATATTGTTCCACAAGGTTCTCCTATGAGTGCCATTGGAAATGATATGCAAGTTCAATCTACTAGCAATTGTTTTGTAATTCAGTCACCATATGACAGTTATGGTGGTATTTTAAAAACTGATCAAGAACTTGTTCAAATTGCAAAAAGACGTGGTGGTATTGGTTTTGACATATCTACAATCAGACCAAAAGGCATGAGAACAAATAATGCTGCTAAAACTACAGACGGCATTGGTGTTTTCATGGAAAGGTATAGCAATTCAACAAGAGAGGTTGCTCAAAATGGACGTCGAGGAGCATTGATGTTAACCATTTCAGTGCATCACCCAGAAATACTTACATTTATCAATATAAAAAGAGATTTAAATAAAGTAACTGGTGCGAATATCAGTGTTAGACTGAGTGATGAATTCATGCAAGCAGTGAAAGATGATACTGAAGTCGAACTTCGTTGGCCAGTAGATTCAAGAGATCCTCAAGTTAGTGAAAAAGTATCTGCAAAAATGATTTGGGATGAAATCATTGAAAATGCCCATGCTACAGCAGAGCCTGGGCTTTTGTTTTGGGATACTGCAAAAACAATGACACCTTCTGACATTTATGAAGACGAAGGATTTGGTAGTGTTTCAACAAATCCATGTGGAGAAATTATTCTTTCTCCTTACGATAGTTGTAGACTTCTTCTTATTAATCTTATTTCTTTTGTAAGAAATCCATTTACAAAAGATGCATTTTTTGATTACAAACTTTATAATCAAATTGTCCGAAAAGCTCAACGTCTTATGGATGATATGATTGATTTAGAGCTTGAAAAAATTGGGAAAATTCTTTCAAAAATAGAGAAAGATTCTGAACCAGATCATGTAAAAAGGACAGAAAAAGAACTCTGGACAAGTGTATATGATGCTTGTCGTCGTGGAAGAAGAACCGGTCTTGGGGTCACAGCAGTTGGAGACACATTGGCTGCATTAGGAATTGTTTATGGTTCCACTGAAAGTATTAGTGTTGTTGAAGAAATTTATAAAAATCTTGGTTTGGCAAGTTATACCGAATCAATTAATTTAGCAGAAGAAAGAGGATCTTTTTCCGTTTGTAATGTAGAAAAGGAAATGAGACACCCATTTATTAAAAGAATCCTCGACAATCTTCCGGCAGATATTTTTAATAAATACAAAAAGCATGGTAGGAGGAATATTGCGAATACAACAACAGCTCCCGCAGGATCAGTATCATGTTTAACTCAAACAACTTCTGGAATAGAGCCAGCGTATTTGCTAGAATACAAACGCCGTCGAAAGTTAATGCATAATGAAGAACTGGAGCCAGATTTTGTTGATAATATTGGTGATCGTTGGATTGAGTACAAGGTCTATCACCACGGATACAAAAAGTGGATGGAGATTTCAGGAAGAGATCGAGTTGAGGAATCGCCGTATTTCGGAGCGACATCAAACGACATAGATTGGGTATCTAAAATCAAAATGCAAGCAGCTGCTCAAAAGTGGATTTGCCATGCAATTTCTAATACGACAAACGTCCCAGAAGATACCTCTGTTGATAAAATCAAAAAGATTTATATGACAGGTTGGGAACATGGATGCAAAGGTGTAACTGTGTATCGTGACGGTAGTCGTACTGGTGTTTTGGTTCAAGATAAAAAGAAGCCAAAGAAATACGAAATTGTCACAGGCGATGGAAGTATTATGATTTTAAACAGCACTGACATGGTAGAATACCAAGGAAAGAGCGTTAAATTGGCAGATATTGTAGAGGATTTGCAGTTAAAATGATTAAAATTGACAAGGGTGTAGTTTCAATCAAGGAGATTGATCCAAATTTACCTGAACGAATTATATACGAAAGTGCACCAAAAAGGCCATCGATTCTATCTTGCGACATTCACAGAAAGATGATCAAAGGAGAAGAGTGGACAATTTTTGTTGGTCTTCTTGAGGGTGATCCATTTGAAATATTTGGAGGTCTATCTGATACGATAGAAATTCCAAAAAAATATAAACAAGGCAAAATAAAGAAAAGATCCTTCAAGGGCGGAGGAAAATATGATCTTGTTCTTGGTGAAGGTGAAGAAGAAATGAAAGTTAAAGACATTGTCAAGGTATTTGACAATGCAAATTATTCAGCATTTACAAGATTGCTTTCTTTGTCTATGAGACATGGTGCTCCGATTATGTATGTCGTTGAACAGTTGCTTCGCGACAAAGAAGCTGATATGCATAGTTTTGCAAAGGTCATGGCACGAGTTTTGAAAACATATATTGCAGATGGCGTTAAGCGCGATAGAACATGTGATGACTGTGGTAGTACTGAAATGGCCTATGAAGAAGGCTGTTTGAAGTGCATGAGCTGTGGCTATGCAAAATGTGGATAAAAATGGAATTAAAAGAAATTTGTAGTACAATAGCAGGCAATCATTTAAAACCTGGTGATGTAGTAGAATGCATTAGAGAAAATAGTCGTGGAGGTTCTGCATATAACAATTGTTATGTTGGTAGAAGGTACGTAGTATCTGATGTGCTTTATGATAAATTTAAGTACATTATTTTAAAAGGTGTTCGTCACGGACATTTTTCTCATTTTTTCAAAAAGGTTGATTAATGGAAGCCATAAGAGGAGAATTGTATAAACACAAAAAAGGTGGACGATATCGTGTTTTGGATATAGGAAAGCATTCTGAAACATATGAAGATATGGTTGTCTATTTGAGTTTAGACTATGGAACTTTATGGGTTCGTCCTAAAGATATCTTTGAAGAACCTGGAAAGTTTGAATTATTATATGAACAAAATTCATAAAATTGTATTATATTAACTGGTGGTCCTTGTGGTGGAAAAACTACAGCATTGGCAAAAATAACAGAACGATTAGAAACATTGGGATATGTTGTAATTATTTGTTCAATGACGATGGACTTGAAGCTAGAGTTCGTAGACGCGGCCAGAACGGTCACAGCATTTATACATATTGCACGAAGACCAAAGCAGTCTCCAAGCTCAAGCGCATGCAAAAAGAACATCAAATAAGTGGTAAAGAGTATCTCAAGCTTCTTGAAAAACGAGATCCAGCAAGAAAAACCATCAGAAAACAACGTTATTGCTTTTTGTATTATGGAAAATATTTTGAATTGGATATTTTTACAGATCTTGATTTAATGATGCTTGAGGTAGAGCTAGAACATGAAGATGATCAATTTGAACTACCAGAAGCATTCAATGTAATAAAAGAAGTTACAGATGATTCGTCATATTCCAACTATGCCTTGGCTAAAATAAATTAATAATCACATATTTATTTATGTGAAGAACTATTATCCATATTTTGGTTATCCATCTAGTTTGTATCAAAAACATGATGACGAAGATGATATAATTAAAGATATTCCTAATGATATGGAAATTTGTTCTGAAATGGGCTGTATTAAAGGTTCTGTTTTGCTTTTGTATTCAAGAATACCTTGTACAAAATGTAATGGAACAGGTAGAGTCAAAAAAACTATAAGTAAATGATGTCTTCTGTATGCTAGACTATTTTGTAGACCATGAAAAAATGTTTAGATTTAACAAATGAAAAATATGGAAAATTAACAGTCATAAAAGAAGAGTCAAGAATTTCAAAATATGAAAGAAGATGGCTTTGTCTGTGTGAATGTGGAAATAAATCCATTGTAAGTCAAAGAAATTTAAGAAATGGAAAAACTGTTAGTTGTGGTTGTTTTAGATTAGAACAACTTCAAAAGGCAAGAACAAAACATGGATTTGCTAAGGAAAAATCAAGATGTTCAGAATATAATACTTGGCGAACGATGTTATCTAGATGTAATAATCCTAATTCAAAATCTTATAAATACTATGGTGAAAAAGGTATAAAGGTTTGTGAAAGATGGAATGATTTTGAAAATTTTTATAAAGATATGGGACCAAAACCAAATAAAAAATATTCTATAGACAGAATTGATAATTTGAAAGATTATGAACCTGAAAATTGTAGATGGTATCCTGCTAAAAAGCAGGCAAACAATAGAAGTAGCAATAAAACTGCTGAAAAACAATATCTAGAAATTTTAGAAAACATATTAGATCATGGAGAAAATAGAGAGGACAGAACTGGTGTTGGTACTATCTCTATTTTCTCCCCGCAAAAAATAGAGGTATTTTTAGATCAAGGGTTTCCTTTATTGACAACAAAAAAAATGGCTTGGATCAACATGATTGATGAATTGTTGTGGTTTTTATCTGGCAAAAGCAATATCAATGACTTGCCAAACAGGACAAAGCATTGGTGGAAACCATGGGCTGATGAAAATGGGGATTTAGGTCCTGTTTACGGGGTTTTATGGAGAAAATGGCCTTATAAAGATAAAAAAATAGATCAATTATTAAATCTTATTAATTCAATTAAAAACAATCCCTATTCTAGAAGACACATATTGACAACATGGCATCCTGGAGAATTAGAAAATCAGGCACTACCCCCATGTCATGGGCTTGTAATTCAGTTTTATGTTGACAAAGATAGACAATTGTCATGTAGTGTATATCAAAGATCTGCTGATTGTTTTATTGGTTTACCACATAATATTGCTTCCTATAGTTTGTTTTTGATGATGATAGCACAGGTGTGTGAATTGACTCCATATAAATTATCTTATTTGGTTGGAGATGCTCACATTTACAATAATCATATTGATCAGGTAAAACTTCAGTTATCACGAGAACCAAAAACAGGTCCTAAAATGATTATAAATCCTGAAATAAAGAATATTGATGACTTCAAATATGAAGACTTCAAGCTTGAAGGATATGAACATCACCCAGCAATTAAGGGAGAGGTATCAGTATGAGTCACAGATATGACTGCCCAGGAGGATGTAAAGGAAGAGGTTCTTTTGAAGTACCAATTCCGATCGAAGAAAGACCAACGGTATGCTATGACCATTGGGATAAATACGATTATATTCCATGTGATGGTGGGATCAAAAAAGCTAAAGGAAACATGAAATTAGCTTCAGTTGTCGCTATGACACCAGGAACACACATTATTGGTAAAAATAATGAAATTCCATGGAGAATACCTTCGGACTTGAAAAGATTCAAACAATTGACATTGAATTCTCCGGTTATAATGGGAAGAAAAACATATGAAAGTATTATTGCATTTCTAAAAAAACCATTACCAGATAGAGTTAATATTGTTTTGACAACAAATAAAAAATACAAAGCTCCTGGTTGTATTGTGGTAAATGATTTAAGATCAGCATTTGAGGCTTGTGGAAATGTTGAAAAAGCATTTGTTATTGGTGGAGCAAAAATTTATGATTTAACAATGCCATACATTGATGAATTATTGGTTTCTTTTGTTTTGGGTGCTTATGATGGAGATACAGCATTTCCCAAATTTGAAAAGGAGTGGAAGCTTGTTTCGTCAGAATTGGCTGAAAAAGGTCCAAAAGACGATATTCTTCACTCGTTTTGTGTCTTTAGAAGAAAAAAATCATTGTAAGAAAATAAATATTGATATATGCAACTTCTTGTTCAGTCTATTAGAGAAATATTATCAGAAGTATTTCTTAACGAGATTAGCTATGCTGCTATAAATCACGTTTTAGAGAGAAATTCTGACAAACTTCCTTTTGACGATCTTTTTGATGGTCAATTGAGAAAAGTAATTCCAATAGATTCACCTGTTGTTTCCAAAATGAAGGGGCAATTACAAAATCAAGGATTTGAAGTTGATGTAAAAAACAGGAAGGCGTTTGTAACAAAACAAACCCAGCGTGGTCCTAAAAAGATAGAAATGAGACTTGGTAAGGCTATTGGTTCAACTGAAAAAAGCCTTTTAACTGCATTGAAAAATGCGTTTACCAACAATGGAAGCTTGGAACAAAATAATCAGTATTTCAAAGATTTTGTTGGTATTTTGAACAAAGTAAAATCATTTGTAAAAAACGAATTTGATGTTAAGTCTATTCTTGCAGATATTAAATTAAAGCATGAAGATTTTTCTTTAGAAAATCACAAAGAAATAGCTTTGCGTGCCATTGATTATTTGCAATTTTTGTCTTTGAAAAAGGATTTTGAAAAAAGTGGAAATGAGCTAGATACTAGTGATTATTCTATTGTTTTGTCGAGAGCGCCAGCTGATGTTTTAAGAATGAGTGATCATAGAGGAATGAGTTCTTGTCATGCAGAAGGTCATGATTATTTTCAATGTGCAATAACAGAAGCAATAAGAGGTGGAGCTATTGCATATGTTGTTCGTACAAAAGATCTTGAAGATACTAATTTGCAAGATTCAGAAATATTTGAAGATTCAGACAGAAGAATAGCTGGTATTGAACCTTTATCAAGAATAAGAATTAGAAATTTTGCTTCTCCTGATGTTGAACTAGCAGTACCAGAAACACGTTCTTACGGTAACAATATTGCAGGATTCAAATCAACACTTACCAAATGGGCTCGTGATGCTCAAATTTCAAAATTTACTGATGAAGATGGAAATGTTGTTTTTCCAGATATTGATGATTTTGTATTGCGTGGTGGAACATATACTGATACAGAAGCTGACGAATTGCTCAACAATTTATTTGATACAGATGAATTTGTAGGAGATATTGATGCTGAAGATAATGATGAAGAATATGGTGACTCATTTGAATCAATTGTAGATCAGCTTGAGTCTGAGCTTAGTGAGTATGTAGAACAGTCAAGCACAGGAGATGTTAACTTTTATTTTGATCAAGCAGAAATGGTTGAGGAAGATCGAGCTTATTTTTCTGTTTCTGCAAATTTGAGTGTAGAAATGCCTGATGATGTTGCAAAGGCTCTAGACGAACTATCATGGAGAGATCGTCAAGAATATATTGATGCATTCGTATATGAAATCGATGTTTCTTATTCGGATTATGAATATAATCATCCATATATGTCAATTTATATCGAAGATCAAGATTTAACAGCAGTTGTTACACCAGATGATACAGATTTAGATAATCTAAAAAGTACCATTGATTATTGGGAAAATTATAGTTTTGATGTTGAAGATGGAATAAATGCAGTTAGAAACAAGTTGATTATTGATGATCATTTGCCGGGATATCAAGAAGATTATGCTGATGAATTGGCGGATAAATTTACAAACTTCAGCATAGAATTTGAGGAAGATCCTTCTGATGAAGATTTTAATGTCATTACTGCAACAGCAATAATATCCAATCTAGAAGATATTAAAAATCCGGATCTAAAAAAACAAGTAAATGTTCTTTTGTCTAAAAAGAAGTTTGTTGAATTATTTTTTAATGAGGTTGTTGGTTTCTTTAAGCCAAATCTAAAACAGCTTATATTACCAAATGTAGATTATGGACCAATGTCTTTGATCAAGGCACCAGATGGTGCAACTCTTGTTATGAGTGGTGGCAAAATTATCATGAATGTACACTTTAGAGTTGATGATAATGCGGAAGATTTTATAGAATTTGTGTCTACGATGGATAAGAATCTTGTTCTTGTAGAAAAGATTCTTGGAAGAACCATCAAACAAGCACTACAAATGTGATAAAATCCAAGCATGGATTATAAACTTAGTGATAATGTTATTGCAAACATCATTCAGCTTCTTCAGCTATCAATGATGACAGGAACAGATATTTCTGACCAATTTAGAACAATTAGCTTAAGGCCATCTGAATTGTCCGAGGGAAAACTAGATTTATCCCCAGACTATGCTAAAGCTCATGATGATATGATTGCTGGTCTTATGGAAGAAGCACAAGCTCTTCAGGATAGACTTCAAAAAGAAGCAAATCAAAATGG